ACCATGGTTCACCCCAAAGAAGATTCATAGCAACCTGAAAGAAAATATGTCCCTGCATCCAATGCCGCGCCGTCGTAACGGCTCAATGTCAATACCGACGAGTTCGGACCGACTACGCCCGAAGCCATGACACCGTTGGCCGATGCGCCAGGAATAATTCCCCTCTGGTCGCTGAGTCCTTGGTGAGTGAATGGAAGTGTTACGGTTGGTTTCCCGCCCGCTTTCAGCACGAGCGTGATCTCGACATATATGAGCGTTCCAATGGACGCCCATACGCCTGTTGCAACGCCGCTTGATGCGATCGGCGCGTATCCGTTCATTGCGCTGCCGTTGACCACATTCCCGATGGCATCGGCCACGGCCATGTTGCCGCCGAGCGCTGCGGTGAGTTGCGACTGAGGGACGCGCGTTAAGTTTGCGATGATCGGCCCCTAAGTGTTGAGCGCTTCGAGCTCGACCAGCAGCCCGAACCAAGTTACATGCGCTGTCGTCACATGGGTAATCCGAACCTGCATCCGATCTCGCGCAAGTCCTGCCGGAAGCCAGCGAACGCGCCGGTCATATCCCCCGCGCGGAGCGGCCGAAGCGAACCGCACCTGCGACCAGCGAATGCCGTCCGACGAGTACTGCATGGCGATCCGCGACTTGTCGCCCGCCTGCCCGGTGATGCACTTCAGTTCGACCGAGCGCAGCCCGGCAGATGCCAGTGGAAGCAGAGCCATCGGCCCCGTTGCTTGATGGATGACCGGCTGCCCATAGTGGCCACCGGTCGAAGCGTCCAGAAAGCCCACGCGATTATCAGCCAGATCGCCGCACAGCCACATGCCAGCGAACCGCGTGAAGTTACGCGCGCGGTAGAAGTTATTGTCCTCGGCGCCGCTGTTCAGTTGCGTCCAGAACTTCAGGCCCACACCGACAGTCGCGGTCGCATCGAACACCAGCGTTTTCGTCGGCAAGTGCACATACAGAAGCTCGGAGTCTTCGAACGAGATCGCCTCAAGCGTCACCACCGAGACCTGTTCAGCCGTTAGCTTCGAGATTTCATAGTCCACCGCGGCGGAACTGATCTTGGCCGGCGCGTTGCCGTTCAGCGTCCACACGCCGTTCGGCATGTTCCGGCCGCCGCCGATCCATGCCAGCGTCTGATTGAAGTAGCACATCGTCTGGCGCGAGACGCAGCCAATGTCGAGCGTGTACGACTGCTGGACCGTGAACGGAAAGTTGTTGCCCCCCGTGTTCGCCATCGTCTGCGTGGTGTTCTTGCCGAACACGTAAAGCTGGTTGTTCAGCTTGTACTGCGCCGTGATGCCGTCAGGATCGTATTCAGCGCTGCCGAAGAAGCCGGGAAAGAACGTCAGGTTGGTCAGCGAGCTGCACCACACGTCAACGCCATCCGTGACCATCACATAGCCGGCAATGAATGTTGCGTCAATGATCGGCGTTATCCCGGCCGACTTGCTCATATCGACCTGGATGAAGTTGCCCAGCGACGTCCACGTGAGATTGAACGTTGCGCCCGTTCCGCCGCCGCTCGACAGCACCTGAGGCACAGGATTGGTCGGGATGAACTTCGTCAGCACCTGAGGCGCGGCAAACACGCTGATACCGTTGATCACGCCACCGGCAACGCTCGTCACCTTCAGCGTCACCTGCTCGCCCAGCGGGCCGATCGTGATCGTGTCGTTGACCGCGTATCCCGTTCCACCGCTCACCACCGCTGCCGCCGTCACATGGCTGTAGCCAGTCGGCGCATAATAATAGAGCAGATTGTCCGAGACGATGATCAGATTGTCGAAACCGTAATCGAGGCGGCATTTCAGCCCGTCATTCGCCACCGTGCCGATCTTCGTCCGCGTGCCATCTGTAGCGTACGAGTAGACCGATGAGCCCTGCACGCGGTACATCAGGTCAACCCACAGGATCCCGCCGCGATCCGATTCGCCCACCGCCGACGACGCGACCCATTGCGTCAGGCCGCCATGATCAGTCGGCGTGCCCGGCTTCTGGTCGGTCGAGATCTGGCGCAGTTTCAGATTGATCGCGAACTCGCCCTGGATATTGCCGTCATCGGTCGTCACTGTCCCACCAGTCATCAGCGGGACCGGGAAAGGTTGAACGTTGGCGAGCGGTACCTGAGCCATTTATGCCCCAGATTGCGGCGAGTAGAACACTTCGACGCCCGACGTATTCGCCGCGGCAAGCACGGTCGCGTCGTTGTCGGCAGGATTGAGCGTCACGGCGATCTGCAAGCCGAGCTTCATGGCGCAAGTCTCGACGCCCCAATCCACGCGTACTGGCACATTCGCCGGGATCTGGAACGTCATCGTCGGCACATCGGTGCCCAGCACAGGCGCGCGCGCCAGATCGAACACCTTCAGGTAGCAGACGACCGTGGCCCATGCGACAAAGCCGTCCAACCCGGTCGGCACGGTCGAGAGAGAGTTCTGGTTCGTCGATGCACCCGTCACCAGGTGGAACTTCTTCAGCGAACTGATTGCAGTCACATTCACGGCGCACCTCCAGCAACAGCCGAACCCGAACCGCCCGCGATCAGATCGGCCTGATTCGCCACGGCGATGAACCAGTCACGCACCGCTTTGGCCTGCACGACATTGGCCGTCGCCGCCAGTTGCGACAGCGTCACAGACACGTCGCGCCGGATGCCGAACGGATCAACGAACGACGGCGGTCCGGGCGGCAACTCGGACCAGTGCGGATTCTTCTTTGTTGCGGGCATGGAAAACTCCTAGAGAGCTACTTTGATCGCATTGCCGGCGGACTTGTCGATCCACAATTCACCCGACCCGGCAACAGGCTGGACCGTGGGAAGCTGCGCGAGGACTTGCAACAGCAGGTTGATCGACGTGCGCTGCGTCACGCCGCTGTCGGTCTTGTAGATCGGTACGGAGTCCGAAAGGTTCGGCGTATCGTTAAACGGGAGATCGTTGATGGTCGCCATCATTTACACCTTGCGGCAATCACCGCTTCGATATCCGAGACTGTCTGGGCATCGACGACTTCTTCCAAGATGCTTTTCACGTCAGTCCAGTGCATCTCGCCAGACGGCAACCTAAGCGTATTCGTGGCTGCATCCCATTTCGATAGCTGCCTGACTTCTTCACGTGTTAGCGTCGCCATGTCAGAACCCGTTGATGTTGTTGTCACCAGACCAAAGCTCCATGTCCGGGTCAACGTGTGAGTCTGGGCCAGCGTCCAAACGAGGAGGCCGGTTAATATAAAATTGAACTCCGTCCGCCCAGACCTGATTGCCCGACCCAACCGGCGTATTCGTGTTCCGCTGATACTGCGGAATGCGCTTGCCGAAGAACAGCAGGTTGTCGCGCGCCAGCTTCAGCTCGGCCACGGTGACCGATGACAGGTTCTTGCCGATGCTCGGCGCGGCCACGATCGCAGCCGACAGGATGACCAGGTTGACCAGTCCCATCGGGATATTCACGACCGTAGCAGCGTTCGCAACATCCGGCGAGTCAGCGTAGACCCAGCCGCGCACCCTGGCCCCCTTCGTCTCAAGCTCAGCAAGATTCGCATCCAGCCGATTGCACACGCGCTCCATCTCCTCCGGCGGGAAATCGTAGACCATCCCGCTCAAGCCAAGTTCGGCGAGACCATTTTCGACGAAGTAAGATTTCGGAGCGCGCATGGCTATACGCTCGGCGCTTCAGTAGCGACGGGCTCAAGCTTCGCCTTCATTTCCTTCGCCGCCTTGGTCCGACCGTCCAGCTTGGTCTGCTCCGTGGTGATCTGCGCCTGGAGCGTTTCGTTCTCTTTCTCCAGCACCGCCAGCTCATGCGCTTCGAGCGCTTCAGCCGCGCTTTCGTACCAGCCTTCGGCCACGTGCGCAGGCGCTTCAGCCGTTTCCACAACCTTCTGCTTAAGCTTGCCCCAGACCGTATCACCCTCGGTCGTATGCAGCACGGACTTGAAAAGAGCAACGAGCATCATGCCGACCTCAGAATTAGTTAGGATTCCCGCGTATTTTATTACCGAAAGCTATATAACTCAACGCGTTTCGGACTTTACGACCTTCACCGTCACGGCCGGTGCGCCATCTTTGCCGCCCAACTCCAGGTCGATCGGTATCAACTTGGCGTAAATCCCGTAGAACTGCGTAGGATTTTCCTCTGCCCACTTCACCATTGCCTGAATGCCGCCCAATCGGGTGAACACGCAGGCGATGTTCTCCTTCGCGGTCCCTCCCAGCTTGTTTGGCGTTCCCTTCTGGCGACCACCCGTCTTTTTACCGATAGCCATAGTTTTTACCTATCTACTTTGGATAAGAAATCGCTGATTCGTTGACAACTTCCCCATACAGGATCTGCGAAGCCGCGACAAGCTCGCGAGCCTCGGCAAGCGCCCGCTCATTGCTCTCGACTGCAAGCGCCGCTGTCAGACGGTCGAGACGCTTCTTGACCTCTTTGAGCCACGCGCCGCTGTTGCACTCTTTCATGATCATTTCGATTCTCCCGTGTGTTTCTCCCACCGCTCCAGACTCATCTGCGCCTGCTCGTCGCTCATCATGGCGATAGCGATACGCTCGAAGTGGGCGTATGCGATGCTTTCAGGCTGGACTGGATGAAGGATCGCCCACATTTCATCGTTCGTGAGCCAGCGCACTGCACTCATTTCGACAATGCATCGTGCTCCATCAGGCTTCGACAGAACGACGCCGGTCAGCTTGAAACCGTCGCGAGCGATAATGTGATTGGCCTTTTCATCAGTGAGCCTGTCGCCGGTATTCACCGGCATGGCGGCTCTTATACCCCGCGCGCACCAGAACGCCCACCGTGCCCAGTCATAAGTCGGCCAGTACGCCCACTTGTCGGGCAGCCCGTGGATATCGCAGAACACGCTGAACTCGCGCTCGAAAGCTGACCACTGCTCGGGAGTGGTGCGGGCGCGGGCCTGCTCAAGCGACTTTGCGGGGTTTTGCCAGCACATTAATCTTTCTCCTTGAACTCGCCGCAGTAGTCGCCCTTGCTTACAACTGGCGATGCGCCGCGCCCATCAGCATTGGCAACCGGCGGCATGCGCTTGCAGACGATCACATCGGTCGTCTCGCATTTGTAACCACCATACGGGGAAACAACAGTTCCATATGGCGGAGGCACATAGCGATGCTCGATATGGCCGAACCGGCAAAGTTCGCACCGATCTGGCCGCGTCTCAACGGTGATTCCTAACATCGCTCTCTCCTATTCCACAAAAAGCCCGGTGACTGCGAGGAACGCAGCCAGGGCGAGAACTATTAGGTCGGGTTGCATGCAGCCTCCTTCCAATGAGCTAGCGGCTTGCCGGTCGCGCACAGCACGGCGAATTCCGGCGTCTCGCAGACGTAGATCGGGCCTGTCCAGGCTGCGTGGAATTCCTTCTGCGCCGGAGTCAGCTTGCGTTTGTTCAGGTCTTGCGCCGGGTCTTTGATCTCGATCAGGCAAGTTTTCCCACGCCAATCAACTATCAGGTCCGGTACGCCTTGGCCGATCGTGTGCGTGCAGACCACCGAGCAGCCAGCATCACGTAGAGCCTTCACAATCTCAGGCTGATTGCCGTCAGCTCGGCGTGCGTATTTCATGCTGCTGGCTCCCGGAGGCCGCGCCATGCCTTGTGTTGCGATCCGAGGATGACCCCTTTCGCTATCGCCTCTTCCACGGTTGACTGAGTTGTCGCCCAGCCTACGGTGCCGAAGTAGCAGAATCCCTGCTCAAGCGCGTGGCCGCCTAACCGGTCCTCAATGACCCGAAACAGAACTTCATAAACTCCTGGCCGCACCGGCTTCACATCAGCCGGATACCAGGGCGTCGTCTCGCGCGCGCCTATGCGTGTGGTGGAGGTCATGCCGTCACTCCTGCGGGCGAATGGGCGCGCGGTATGAACAGCCGCCAGAAACGCCCTTGGTCGACGAAGCATCAGGGGTGCGAGCGTCGATCTTCGAATGACACTTGCATGCGTGAACTTTCTTTTCGCAGCGAACGCAGCGCGGCGATTCGAGCTTCTTCTTCATATCCCCTCACCCATTAATCCGAGAAATTACCCACGGAGCGGTCATGCGATCACTCCCTCTGAATGCAGAATCACGATCGAGCGGATGTGCGCGCCGAACCATGCGAGCCACACTTCGATCAGGCTCATTCCCTTCGGAATCGGCTTCTGCCCGTCATAAATGGCGTCGCAGTGCGTGCAGGCATAAGCCCCGCACAGATCGTCAGCCTTCAGCGCTATCCCCTTGCCGCCCGCTTCGCCCCTGTAGTGGCTCCAGATCGTCGACTCGGTGCCGCCGCAGCAGCCCGGCAGGTTCATAAGGCATTCCTTGCCGCGCGCCGATTCACGGATTTTTTTGTTCCGGTAGGTGACGTTCTTTGGGAAGCCGACGAGGCGTGCGGTCATAGTTCCTCCTTCGCCACGTCTGGGCGCATCAAAACGGACACTCGTCGAGCGATACGCCATGCTTTTCAAGCAATTCCGCATGCTGGCGCGTGTAGATAGCCATTTCCTCGGCAGTCGGCAATGGGAACGGCCAAAACCAAAAGTCGTCGTAGCGTTCGAGATACCACCCGCGGTTTGCAAGCCACGCTTCGAATGCCACATGAACGCCGAAGTGGTAGTTGTCGTCGTCCGAACAATCGTCGAGCATGCGAAGCCCATCGGGCATGCATGCGTTTTCGTCGCCACCGATCATCCAGCTGAGATCGCCGGTTCGGCTCGTCGTGTATTGTGTCCGCTGAACGACGGCGATCTTCGGGAAGGTCACGCGCACGTCTGCAATCATTTGATCTGCTTGCATGCCTTACTCCTTCGATGCCTTGCGGCGATAGCTGGCCCAGTCGAAAGCGATCAGCCGGCCGCCGTTCTCCCGCAGGCGATCAAGCGCGCGCTCACCGATAAACTCGGCCAGCTTGTCCTTGGCGAGATTACTGACGACAATCGTCGGCAAAACTTCCTCATACCGGCCATTGATGATTCGGAACAGGATCAGCTTCTCCGTGTCGGAGCCGATCTGCGCGCCGACCTCATCCAAGACCAGCAGGTCGGGATGGATGAACTTGTCGATGGCCTTCTGTTCGGAAATCTCGCTGTCCTTGGCGTATGTCGCCTTGACCGACGCTATGGCGTCGATGACGGATGCGAATAACACCCGCTTTCGCTGATCCATCAGGTGCTTCATGATCCCGATTGCCAGGTGCGTCTTGCCGGTCCCGACGCCGCCGCAAAAAATCAGGCACGTACCGGATCTGCGCATTTCAGCGAAATCGTCTGCGTAGGCTTTCGCGAGGTTCAGCGCTTTGCGCGCCGGCTCGCATGAGGGAACGTAAGATTCGAGCGAGCTTTCCTGAAACCGGAGCGGGATGCACGCACGGACAAGTCGATCCTTGCGCTCCTGTTCCTCAAAGCGACGCTGCATTTCTGCGTTTTGCGCCTCGCGCTCAGCCTCCGCGCACCGCTCGCAGCGGCTCCAGTTGCCGCTGGGGTACTGGGTGGCCGTGAACGCGCCGTGTTCGTCGCAGGAGCTTTGCTGCGTCGGTCGGTTAAAAAGACCCGTCTTCTGCAACGCCTGCCCGATAGTCCTGATTTCCGAATCCGCCATGTTTGCTCACCGTTCCGTTAGCCGCGGTCTTCACCGCGAAAAATCCCTGCCAGCTTTTCAGAACGCTCTGGTTGATGACCGCTTCGGCGTTCTGCCCTTGTGCGACTAAATTTTGCAAATCCTTCAAAGCCAACTCTTTTGCGTATTCGGTCAGCGGCTTCTTGATCTTCTGCCGCATCTCGATGAAAGCTCTCCATGCTCGATCAGGAACCCAGTCGGGAATCTCTGTCGCACTAGAGCTTTTAGATTCTTTCTTTCGGTTTTCTTTTAGGTCTTCTATTACGGGTACCAAATTTGGGACTGTTTCAAGGGAAATTTGGGACTGTTTCAAGGGAAAAACGGTACTGTTATGCGGAAAAACGGTACTGTTACCACTTTCCGAAGGGTTCCGTTTTTGGGACTCTTTAGCAGTACCAAATTCGGTACTGTTTGGCGAATCCGCATCATCACTACCCTCATCCGAAGCGGTGCCGTTTTTGGTACCGTTAATGAGGTAGACCGGAATCTGCCCTGTCTCTCCAACTCGCCGTTTTGTGTCGGCGATGAACCCTTCTTCGATCAACCGTGCAATATTTACAATCACCGTTTTGCGATCTTGGCCGGTGAACTCGGTCATCCGCTTGACGGCAAGAAACGACTCCCATGTGTTCTTGTCGGCGTAGTGAGCCATCACGACCAGCAGGAACTTGGCGGCCGAGTGTCGGACATTCTGGGCAAGCGCCCAGTTGACAGCCTGATAGCTCATTTAATCCGCGTCAGGAGAACCGGCAAGCCGAACGCAATAACAATCACGCCGACCATCCACAGAACCATCAGATCGCCTGTCATGCTGCTATCCCCGCTTTACGAAGCAACTCGATCATCTGCGGGCCGAGAGCTTGGATCTGCTCCAGTGCCGCGGCCTTCCCGTTCGTCTTGTCGGCTAGGAACTTCTCGACGAGGTAATAGATCGGCGACATGTCGCCAGTCTTTTCGAGGTACTTCTCAAACGAGTCGATCGAGAAGTGCCGCGACCCATCTTCCGAGAGCTGCACGCTCAGATTGCTGGGCGCCTGATCGAGGTCGATCGCTACGCGCTTGAGGCCGCGCTGATAGACGCCGGTTGCTACGCAATCCTTCAGGCTGCCGTAGCGCTCGACGAGGCCCGGTTCGAAATCGAGTTGCATCTGATTGCCTTTGATATTCGGAGATGCCATGTGTTATCGCCCCAATTCACCGGTTATCAATGCGTCCGGTTAAAAATGGCGCCATTACATCGACGCCATTGAAAAATCAAAATGCCAACTACAAACGCCGGTCCCGTCTTTGCCGATCTGGCTTTACGCCACCATTCGAGCTTCTTTTGTGCTCTTGCGATTCTTGCCACCAGTGATTCGAGCCGGTGCGCACAGGACAGCTCTGAGCGTCACCCAGTCCTCATTCGGGTTGAGTTCCTCACAAGGAACGCCGGTCACCTGTTCGATAGCGGCGCACATGCCGGCGTCGCTGACGAAACCGGTGTTCTTCCAGTAGGAAACCATTTGCTGCTTGGCACCAATGGCGGTGGCGAGCTTGACTTGAGATCCGGCCTTCTGGATCGCTTTGTCGATACCCGTTTGAACGTCAGGAGAGGTTGGTTTCGTCATGGCTCGCACGCTGTTTGTCTACAAGCATATTTGTAGCACAACGCGACTCTCGTTACAAGCACTTTTGCAGCACGATAATACAAAATCCTTTGTATGAAAACTTTCGCAGACCGCCTAGAGTGGGCAATGACGTGCGCGGGCCTTAGTCCCAGAACAGACCAGAGCGAGTTGGCGCGGCGCGTTGGCGGGGGTTGCACGCCCCAAAACATCCAGTACCTGCTCGATCACAACCGCAACGCCAAGTCGAGCAAATACACGCCGCGGCTCGCCCAGGTGTTGGCGTGTGATGTCAACTGGCTGGCGTACGGCACCGGCAAGCCCCCAGTCCTACGAAATGGGACGGATGCACAGCACGAATTGTTAAATAGTGACGTTCCGAACAAAAGGCATCCTCCGAGCATGTTTGCGGAATTGCCTTTTGGGCAGGCGCCTAATACTGATGAACCTGGCCGAGAACCGTTCGACCAGAATGTGATCCCCGCGCCGACCGCAGTGCGTAGGATCCCCATAATCAGTTACGTGCAGGCCGGCATGATGACCGAAGCATTCGATCCGTACTCGATGGGCGACGGGTTCGAGACAATTACGACCGATCTCGATCTGTCTGGAAGTGCGTTTGGACTGATCATCAAGGGGCCATCGATGGAGCCAGAGTTCAGAGATGGTGACAAGGTGATCATTGACCCAGCTGTATCTCCGCAACCAGGTGATTTTGTCGTTGCGAAGAACACCCAGGAGGAAGCTACATTCAAGAAGTACAGGCCGCGAGGGACCGATGAGCGCGGCGAGATGGTGTTTGAACTGGTCCCGCTGAATGACGATTTCCCGACGCTCCACAGCGAGCGCGACCATCTCCATGTTATTGGGGTCATGGTTGAACACCGGAAGTACCGACGCCGGTAATATCTTCCTGATCGATTTGTAATTAAGCCCGCCTAGTGCGGGTTTTTTCTTATCTGCGCCTACAAAAATATCCGTAGAAAGTGCTTGCATTGCTACAAGGCGTTTTGTAGAATTATCTCATGCACCACCCGAAACCAACACTGTGAGGTGTGAGATGGACGACAGCGAAGTTGAAGTTTTCTACCTGATCGCATGGGTCGATGAATGCGCGTACGGCCCGGTGCCTTCGCATGAAGTGGCGACGGAATACGCTGCCGAGATCGGTCTGTGGGACGGCTCTTTCGAAGTTCGCAGCGACCCGAACGGCTACTACGTGAAGGCGCCGAGCGCGGCCTTCATGGGCGCACACGTTTAAGGAGCGTGCCATGTCCATCCTGGCGAAAGACCTGATCGAACTGAACGCGCTGCCACTGCCGCACGGCTGCTTGACCGAACACCTACTGCGCGAGCTGGCGATGAATCTGATCGCTGAAGGCGTGGCCGACGAGCGCGGGGGTCTGTGATGTTGACGCTCGACCAATGGCGCCAACGCCCGCTGACAGTCCGCACGCTTACGCGGTGCGATCGATGCGAGACGCTGAAGGACGACGTAGAGGTTCGGTCGAATTACTGGCCGCCGGTCAAGCCGACACCGTGTTGCGCGCCCTGCTTCACACGCCTGATCGCCGAAGCGCAGGGCCTGATTCCGATTTGCTAGGAGAACGAGATGAGCGCAATTCCACTGGTCATCAATCAGACCATGAAGTACGGCGAATGGATGTTCGACCGCGACCTCGAAGCCCGGGACAACGCCGCTTGCGCCGCAGAGGATCGCCGCAATGCAATCGCTGATGCGGTCACGTTCGCGGATCTGCTCGAAGAGTGCTGCGAATTTACCGGGCCGCAGCGCGAAGTTTTCATGCTGGCTCTGGCGCGCGACGACTCGCACACGCTGCTCGCGCTGCTGGATCAGGCGAAGCAAACCATCGTTAAGTGCCGGCTGGCGCAAGGGGACTGAAATGCAACTGACTATCAAAGGCCACATCTACGCCATGCAGAATCCGTGGGAGACGAAGCCGAATTTCACATTTTTCGACTTCCCTGCCAGCGATTGGGTTCCGGTTATGGCGCACGAGATCACCGTCGAAATTCCCGATACCTTCGATATTCGCCCGGGCTTGGTTTCCAACCTTGAGCGCGAGAAGGAAAAGCTGAGCCGCGAATTCAACGCGAAGGTTATGGAGATCAATCAGGAAATTCAATCGCTGCTGGCGATCGAGAACAAACCGACCACCATGACGGAAGCAGAATCCGCGTCCGACATTCCGTTCTGAGGCCTGACGTGAGCCGCTATCTGCTCCACCGCCTGTCCGGCCGCCTCCTACGCCGCGTAATGGGCATCCGTCGCGAGCCAGTACGACAGCTCACCGAAGCCGACCTACGCAGCCTTGACCACGCGTACGCGCTGCTTGTGTCGCTGATCGCTGCGGGATGCGTGGTCGCGATGATCGTTACTTTCTGGGCAGCGAGGCCGACATGCTGAGCCGCGCGTTCGATTGGGCAATCGCCGTTGTGTGCGGCGTTCTGCTGGCTTGGAGTGCTGTACACGGGTGGACGACATGACGGAACGAGAACAATTCGAATCATGGGCAAAAGGAAAATTCAACCTTGCACCGCTGGGAGGTGTTGGTGATTTTTTCTATGACCGTGAAAACACGCAAGCGGCTTGGGATGGTTGGAATGCAGCTCGCCGTGAAACGCTTGGTAAATGCCTCAATGCCACATGCGAATCGATAACGATAACGAGCGCTCGCAAGGCTTTGAAGGCGATGCTTGATAGCTTCAAGGCCGCGCAATGATCCGCAGCATCTCAACGTGGCTCGAAGCGCGCCCGAAGACGGCGATTGTTCTGGGGCTGATTGCGGCGTTCGTGGTTATGGCTGTGAAACGGAGTCTGTATGGATGACGACGATGGGCCTGACTGGCAGATGCAAGAGGAAGTTTTAGAACAATTGTACTGGTTCGAACAACAAGGAGTTCAGCGTGAAGACAAGCGAATCGCTAATCAAAATCTCAAAGGCTTTGCTCGACGCGCAAATGGCGATCAGTTTTGCTTCGAAGGATGCGACAAACCCGCACTTCAAGAACAAGTATGCGGACCTGCCAGCCGTGATTGATGCCATCAAATCACCGCTCAACGATAACGGCATCGTGTTCATGCAGACCGGCAGCCCGTCCGATGACGGCTATTTACACCTGACAACGCGCCTCATGCACGAATCGGGCGAGTGGATCGAAGACACGCTGGTCATGCCGTTACCTAAGCAAGACCCGCAAGGTTATGGCAGCGCTATGACGTACGCGCGCCGCTATGCGCTCTCGGCAATCACCGGACTGTACCAGGACGACGACGACGGCAATCTTGGATCGGGTCACGGCAACAAAGCACCGCAGTCGGAAAAGATCCTGCCGCCGCGCGAGTTGGCGAAGCATTCGAAGGCCATCAAGGATGCCACCGACGAAGCCTCACTTCGCAAGGCGTTCTCGACCGCCTACAAGGCTGCAGAAGCCGCTGGCGACAAGATCGCTATGGAAGTACTCACCGAAGCCAAGGATGACCGCAAAGCGGCTATCGGCGACACGCAAACAGCCTGAGAAGATCATGACCGACTACGACAATACAAACCGCGGCGTCGCCTTCGCGAACGACAAGAAGGAATCGGACAGCCATCCCGACATGAAAGGCTCGATCAACATCGAAGGCGTCGAGTACTGGCTATCGGCTTGGTGGAAAACGCCGCGCAATGGTGGCGAAGACTTCCTGAGCTTTTCTGTGAAGCCGAAAGAAGCGCCGCGTGCCGCAGCACCGAAACAGCATCCAGTCGCACGGCGCGGACGCCCTCAACCGGCGCAGCAGCAAGCCGACGATGACAGCGATGTCCCTTTCTGATTGGAGACCACCATGAACAATCTTTCTCTCTACACCCTGTCGTCGCAAGTCGAGCAGATCCTGAGCAGCCCGGATGCGATCGACCCGGAAACCGGCGAACTGTCGGAAGCACTCGTCGAAGCCCTCGCCATGACAAAGGATAAAGGCGTCAGCGTCTGCGCCTACATCCTGAATCAGGATGCTGTCGTCACGGCGATCGAGGCGCATGAGGCGCAAGTCGCCGCGCGCAAGGCTGCGATCGTCAGCAAGCAGATCAAGTTGCGCGAGTACCTGGCGGTCAGCATGAAGCGCGCCGGGATCAGCGAGATCACAGCGCATGACGGGACATTCGGCGCGAAGCTTCATGCCGAGCGCGATGCTTCGGTCGAGATATTCGACGAGGCACAAATCCCGGCTGAGTTCATGAAGGCACCAAAGGCGCCGGCACCAAATCCCAGCAAGACGGACATTTCGAAAGCCATCAAGGCTGGCCGCGAAGTTCCGGGCGCACGCATTGTGAAGCGCGACCGTCTGGAGATTGCGTAAGCATGAGCGACGAAAGCGAGATCAACATCTTCGCGGCGCTGAACTTCATCCGCGACAAGGCTCCGGTATACGCCAAAGCAAAGGCTGAACGCGTTTATCTGGAGCAGTACCGGAAAAGCAAGAAGGCTCTGTGCATGCGTGAGGCTGAGATTGCGGGTCACAAGTCGGCGGTACTCCAGGAGCGCGAAGCGTATGCCGATCCCGACTATATCGGGCTGCTGGAAGGCCTGAAGGCAGCCGTCGAAGTCGAGGAAAAGTTGCGCTGGCTGATCGTGGCCGCCGAGGCCCGAATCGAAATATGGCGAACTCTATCTGCAAACCAGCGCGCAGAAGCGAAGAACATTTGAACCCCCGAAAACCGCGTGGTGATCTCCGCGCGGCGGCGTTTGAAGGGGCGTGGCCTATTGTGCGCGCCCTGCTTTTTATACCGCCCCATACGCCGCGCAGTGGCTGCGCGAATTGACTCGAGGTGAAAGTGAATGACGTGGCTCTACATTCCATCGAACTGTGTGCCGGAATCGGAATGCTCGGAGAAGGTGTCCGGGCCGCACTCGAGTATCTCGGATGCCAGCATCGAACCGTTTGTTACGTGGAGCGGGAAGCCAGTGCAGCCGGACAACTTGCCGCGCTTATGGAAACGGGAGCGCTTGATGAAGCGCCTATCTGGTCTGACCTTCTCACCTTCGACGGCGCAGCTTGGCGCGGACGAGTTCATTGCGTCATTGCCGGTTTCCCATGCCAAGACCTTTCAGTTGCCGGAAGGCGCGCCGGGCTCAACGGCAAACGCTCCGGTCTCTTCTTCAACGTGCTCGACATCGCGGATGCTTGCGGTGCGCAATTCCTCGTTCTGGAGAACGTGTCAGGCATCACTTCTGCCACCGCCGCCGTTGTGGACGAAACCGAAGGCGAGCTCGACGAGCGCGCGGCCGCCCGAGTCCTGGGAGAACTGGCCGACCGCGGGTGGAATGCGGAGTGGATGCATCTTCGCGCGTCCGACGTGGGAGCGAATCACCAGCGTGAGCGTTGGTTCTGCATCGCCTGGCGGAACGTGGCTGACGCCGTTTGGAATGTCGGGCATCGAGGCGGAGACGGGGAAAGTTGGGGCGGGCGGGGAATTCGCGAAGCAAGTGCATCAATGGCAAACGCCGACGACGATGGCGGCCAAGGGCGTGGAATATCAGCGCCAGGCGGACGGATCGAACATAGCCATTCTGAGCGGACAGGCGCAGCAGTGGGCGACACCGGATGCGCATGCAATGGAGCGCACGAACCGGAGCGACTCGCCGAATGCTGCCGTTCGGCCGACGCTGGCTCTGGCTGCTGCGCAATGGTCGACGCCGAACGTTCCGAACGGTGGCCGATCAGTCTCGGCGGAAGTGGTAGCGAGCCGCGGCAAGACGGAGAACGGCAAGCGTCAGGTCGGCTTGGAGTCGGAGGTTCGACATTGGGCCACTCCAACAGCGCGCGATCACAAGGACGGCGCGACGTCGCTGGAAAACGTGGAAGTGAATGGGCTGCTCGGACGCCAGGTGTTGGCGACATCTTTGCACCCGGTCCACTCGACGCTCGATGGTCGGGAATTGTCACCGACCGCCCGGACCTTGCGCCGGCGACTGAACCCGGCATTCACATGCTGGCTGATGGGATGGCCTATCTGGTGGACGAATCCCGCAATCACCAACTGCGTCAGGCTGGAAACGGCGTTGTGGCGCTCCAAGCTGCAACGGCAATTATCGAGCTTCTTCAGCGCGCCGGATTTTCGCGTATCGCCTAACCCCATCCGCGCCTCGCGCGAATCAATCGACATCTGAGGACATATGAACACCACTGATACAGCAGCGCCGAGCGACGAACAGATTGTCGAATCCGGCTATATGCACACGGTCGAAGACGACGAACCGCTGTTCGCGTTTGACCGGAAAGAATTGATCGCCATGGTGCGCGAGCTAATCGCTCTCGCCACCACTCCGCAGACAGACGGCGCGACTGTGGCGCTGAACGATGCCGCTGTTCAATTGGACGCTGCTCGCTACCGCGGAATGCGGACGCTTGTGATGACCGACGATTTGGGAGACGCCGCAGCAGAGGCGCTTGACCTTCTTAACGGCCCCGAGCCGAGCACTGAACGCGAATACGACGCCCTCATTGACTACGCGATGGCGAAGGCGGGAATCGTGATCGACCCCGATCTCGCCGCTACCCACGCTCCCGCGATGGCAGAGACGCAAGTGCCGCAGTTCGACGCAAAGCATGTGAGCCTGAAACAGCGCGGTCAGAACATCATTCTGACACTTGAACTCAACGGCGTCGAACCTGCACCGCGATACAAGGTGATACCGGTCAATCCCGGCGTGGTGCGTCGTGCCGCTGCATCTGGCGGAGAGCTGGGATCGTGAGCGCCATTCGAGTTTGCGCGATCAGCGACATTCACTGCTCTGTCGGTTGTGGGTCTGGTCCCTGCCTGAAAGAGCAGGCCTTGAACCATCCCAACAGAGTGCAAATGGCCATCCCCAACAGGCCCGAAGCCGGGAATATGCAAATGACGGATGATCAGATTTACGAGTTGCTCGCGCCAATCGCCGATGAGGAAATCATGGCTCGCAATAAGGCAAGCATCATCGCAGCCGGGCGCGAACTGCTCTCTGCAAGCAAGCCTGCCGCGCCATCACCTGCGCAGACAGAGCGCGGGGCGTTCAAGGCCATGCACAAGCACCTTGACACGTCTGAAGAGACTGATGCGTGGGGGCAACCGAAGTTCAAGCATCCGCATGTCGAGTCCGCTTGGCTTGGATGGAAAGCACGCGCTGCATTACAAATAGGAGGCTGAAAATGCCTTGGGTAGTGATCGATACAAAGAGCGCTGGTCGCCACATCATGCCGGAAGATGAGGTTGAAATTCATATCCCATCCAACTGTACGTGCGGCGTCCAGTTTGACGATGAGGCAGATTCCTATATCCATGATGCGTTTGATGGTCGTGAAAAATTCGAGAGAGGCGAGAGGAAACCATCATGAATGAACCGGCAATATTTGAAAAACAGGACGAGCGCGGGGCGTTCGAAGCATGGATGCGTTCGCGCGACGAAACACACTTGTTTCGCCGAGACGCGCCGGGCTCGACAAAGGTGGGGCAATACTGCCGGCAGTCAGTTCGAGATCAGTGGGAGACGTGGCAAGCCCGTGCCGCACTGCAAGCCGCCCCAGCGGCAGAGCAATCGGAGCCGGTGTATCAGTTGTGGTTCGATTCGCAAGACAGATGGATTGAAACCAGTGAGGAACTGTATGCCAAGCAGATGTGCAAGAAACGCATCCTATATGCCGCCCCTCAACCAGCGGCAGATGCGCCGGGGATGGCGGAGCCGGTGGCGAAGACCTGTTGGTCGTGCAACCTGCCGTATTCCGAAGAGCGCCGCCTTGAAGAGGACGGGCATTGCCCGCACTGTGGCGTTGAAATCCACATAGACGCCGTCGCGCAACCAGTGGAGCAGACGCGGGCGCTGGTATGCCTGATTTGCAACTCGACCGGCGAATCGACACCGTGCGCTTATCCGACCGAGATCAATCGACAACAGGCCAAACGCATCGCCGAACTTGTCGCCGACGTTGCTGAAAATGACGCGCTGATCGACTCACTGCGCGCGCAGATCGCCGCGCGTCCGGCAAGCGGAGAGACAGATGCCAACTGATCGCAATTTCGCTCTGCGCCTCATGCTCGCCCAGGAAGCGCGCGGCCTGACGCAATCGCAACTCGCCGAGGCCATCGGCACGACTAAGAGCGTCGTGTGCCTGCTGCTCCAGGGAAAGTGTCACCCGTCATACGAGACGCTGATCGGGCTCGCGCAGAAGCTCGGAGTATCGACTGATTATCTGTGTGGGTTGAGGGGGAATTGACATGCCATACGCAAAGAAAGTAGTGACCACTGAAGCCGTGCTTGAACTGATCAAGCCTGGGCAGATTTACGCGCCGTACAATCTCGGCCGGCGGCTTCGCGCACCATCCGTTGATGTCCGCAAAGTGCTGCTCGATCTCGTCAAGCAGGGCAAGCTGTCAACGATCACGCCGCACCATACTTTGTGTTTCATCCTCAAGAACACCGAGCATCTGCGGAGAAAGGCGCCCCCAAAGCCCATCATCGATCCGGCAACGGTCGCGCAACCTCGGCGATATGCGGTCCTCACCGGCGAGCTGACCGGCTACTTCGCCGAAATGTACGAGCGGGCTGATCTGGCTATGATTGGACGGGGGATGCGATGAGCGAAATCGAAATGTTGGAGCGGGCATTCGAGTTTTATGAGGCGCGCCGGCCGCGCCCGACGCAGGTCACAATCGGACAAGCCGCAGAAATGCTCGGGCTCAGCCGCTGGACCGTGAGCAAGATGCTACGCACCGGTCAGTTCAAGCTGAACAAGTGCGGACTGATCCCGATCGAGCAGGTTGACGCGGCGCGGCGCCAAGCTTAAAGGCGCGCTGCAATGTCTTCCGCCGACTCGCGATAGTAGGTGGACATGAGAATCTTCAGATCGGCGTGCCCGCTGATTTTTGCCAAGGTCATCACGTCCACCTTTCTCGATAGCCGCGTCAGCGCTTCGGCGCGCGAGTCGTGGAAATGCAGATCAGCGATCGATGGAACTGACTCAGCCAGGCGATCTCGGGCTCTCCTGAACAGCACATCGAGGGAGGACGACGAGATCGTGAAGCACTTTTCGCGGTCCGCCACCGGCCGCAGCAGACGGATCGCTTGGCGCGTCAGCGGAATCTCGCGCGGCCGCCCGGTCAGGTGCTGCGTCTTGTGCGGCACGCGCGCCACGCGGCGCCGCATGTCGAGCGTCTTTTCCCCAAGGCTCAGTATCTCGCCGGCGCGCATGGCCGATCGGATCGCCACCAGGAACGCGAGCGCAGCCTCCTGGCTGAGCGACCGCGGCACTTGTCCCGACCGATAGCCGAGCCACCGGCAGATCAGCTTCACTTCCTTTGGCGAGACACGCCTGTCACGCGGTGGCGGATCGGACGGCTGTCGGAAGCCTTCGAAGGGGCTAGTCTCCAGCCAGTGCCATTCCTTGCGCGCGATGTTGAACGCATTGCGCAGCCAGCTGATATCGCGCTGAACCGATGCGATCCCCACGCGCTCGACCTTCTTCCCATTGCTCCCCACGAAACCATTTAGCCGCGCGTCGCGCCACGCCGCGAGGTCGGGCGTGCGAACCTCTTCTAGTGTTTTGCCTGCCAACTCAGGGAAGTTGCGCAGGAAGGCGCGCAGGCGCAAAGACTCGGGCCGGGAACCGCGCTTTGCCGGGATGATTTCCGCATCGTAGCGTTCCAGCATCTGACGCAGGGTATGGCGCGAAGCCGGCCGCTTTTTGCTCTGCTCGCGGATCTCATGCTCGCGCGCGGCAGCCCATGTCTTGGCCTCGCGCTGCGTGCGGAACGTCCCAGAATCGCGCTCACCCAGCACATAAATCTGGACGCGCCACCCGTCTTTGTATGCGGTGATGGAAGCCACGTGGGGAGTCCCTTGGGGAATGTTTGGGGACTCGATTCTACAACTTCAGGTGTTTCGTGGGGAATTGTGAAGGTGCGGATTTCGTCAGACTTCCTGCAACCCTTTGTTTACACACAAATCTACCTTTACAGGTGATTTGTATATACTATTATTGGTGCGTGAGGCCGGACTCGTCATCCCCTTCTGGTCTTGGATAGTTTTTCCGTGGGGAATTTTTGGGGACTCACGTGCGATAGATGATGGACTGCCTTACCGAATCTTGTTGTAGACTGCGCCCCATTACCCGCCATGAGCCGGTCTCTACATACTCAGTCTGGAAAACACAAAAAGAGAGGAAGTATGCTTAACGTAAACCCTTGCTCCCGTTGCGGCGAGAGGGAGCGAGTCATTATTGAGCGCGTCCCATACTCGCGAGGCGTGACCGATATCACTGTTGTATTCTGTCAGTCTTGCCAGAGAATGGAGTCAGCGCCATCCGGCTATTCTCCTGATGACCCTGCCGACCCAGCTATCAAAAGATGGAATCTTGCCCCGGATTTAATATTCAGCGAAGGACGATAATGACCGACTATTTTTTGCAACTCTTCGAAGCCAACCGACCCAAGCAGGAAGAAAAAGACCGCCAGCAAGTGACGGCCCCTGATTCTGTTGGCACGCTTTGGCTAGGCCCGCGCGTGCCGCAACGAGCTTACAAGGAATACGGCGCAGAATTTACGGAACCCGCGCAATCGAAATGAAGTTGAATGCTGGCGATGTATCAAGGGCAAGCGCTCCGCCGCTGTTCTGAAATCCCTGTATCGCCAGAGTCTGGCCAGCCGTCAACCCGACCGTGACACCGCCATTGACCGATGTCAACGTGGTTCCTGCTGCGGTACGGAAGTTGGCAAATACGGCAACAGCCGAGCCGTTCACGATGACCTGAATCTGGACTGACGACGTGATGGCGCCCGAGTTCGACGCGAACCTTAAACCTGCGTCGATGTGGTAGTAACACACGACGGTACAAGCGGCCGGCGCGGTGAATACGCCGGTCGTTGCATTGAAGTTCGCATTGACACGATCCAGCACCTTAGTCCAGGTGGCCACCGTTGCAGCAGTCCCCGAAGTGAAAGACTGGCCGGCGGTCGTCTGGTAGAGCAGCGCATCATTGCCAGATGCGTTTAGCCCATCCAAAAACGTCGCCTGCCCCGTCGATCGCTGAATGCTGAACGGCGTATCGATGAATGATCCGCCGTCGCTGAATCGCGAAAGATTCCAGTCTGATCCAACATTGCTACCCGATTCAGCCGCCGAGTTGACGAACTGGAACCAGCGCTGGTTGTTCCCGGTGAAATACTGAATGCCGCGGGAAGTGCCCACTGCGCTACCGATCGTATTCGTCGGCCCCATATTCACCTGAGTGAACGTTCCGGCCGCCGCAGCCGTCGCGCCGATAGTAGTGTTATTGATCGTGCCACCGCCGATGGTTGCAGACGGCGTGCTGATCGATGAGAATGCCCCGCTGCTTGTCGAGGTAGAGCCGATCGGACCAGGCGCTGCAAACGTGGCGCCCCCGAGCGTCAGGGCGTTGATGGTGGCATTGCAATTGAAGCCCGAGCCCGCGGTATAGGTCAATGCGGACGAAGTGCCAGCGCAGTTCGGGACAGCGACTGCGGTAGGGGACGCCACTGAACCGGTTTTGTTCGCAACGACTGTATTGGCCGCCTGAGGCGCGAGCGTTGTCGCAGTGACGGGCGACCATGCTGGCGCAGTTGTCGGACCCGTCGAGACGATCGCCTGTCCTGCGGTCGAGCCGGCCGGGTTCAGCAGTTGGATTGGGTTCAGCGTCGCAGCAAAGGAGGATGCAGCAGCGCACGTGAGCGCCAGAAGGGTGAGCAGTCGTTTCATTTCAGTCCTTGATCACGGCGTCATCGCCGATGGTCGATGTCAGAGCGTTATCGCAGTGGCCGGGATTTATCCAGTTGAGGATGCGGCACAAGACGCAACCCCACTCCCTGCCTTCGTTGCGGGCCTTCGCCGCGCGCTCGCTGATGGTCTCGTTCGGCGAGCCACCGGCCAGCGTGTTGCCGGCCTGGTCGAGCAGGATCAGCCAGTTCAGCAGGTAGCGGAGGATCGGATTCATTTGCTGACACCCTTGACGCGTTCGAACGAATGCAATCCGCCGAGACCGAGCATGCCGAGCAGAACCGGCATCATTTCCGAGAGATCCGCCGCGCTCATGCTCACAGGGTGGCCGAGCATCGAAAGCGCGAATTTCGCGACCGGCAAGCCGATCCAGTTCCATGCGCAGCCGGCGCCGCATACCCAGCCGATGAACGGACGCCAACCGGCGACGAAGCTGCTTTCATTCGCCGCTTCGGCTTTGTTGATGTCGAGCTGCCCGGTGATCTGCGCAAGTTCGCCGGTCTGCTGAAGCTGGAGCAACTGGAGTTTCGCCTGTGCGGCCTGCGCCGGATCGGGCCATACGCGGTCAATGACCTGACCGACGACGTTCGTTACCGCGGTGATTGGATCGAAAGCAGCCATGTCATTCTCCAGTCGTCATCATTTGTGCGAGCCGCGTGGCGCGCGCCCCAACTTGCGACGCCCACGCGCTATTCAGCATCCCGGCAGCCGCGTCGTCGTATCGGCCCTGACGCATCGCGGCCAGCGTATTCTTGAAGCCGAGCAACTTGTTCGAGCCGAGGTTGAACATCATGTTGGCGACAACGCGCTGACGAACGTCGTTCAGATCGGTCCACCACGGAAGATCGCGGTCGAGGTCCGAGAACACGTTTGCAAGGTCGCTCGCCAGAAGTTGATTGACCTGATCGTCAGTGAGCGGATACGACCACCCAGCGGGCAGCGGAGAGGCTTTCAGGTTGTGCCCTACCCCTGTGGTCGGGATTCCCTTCGTGTCGGCATACGGCACGTACCGAACGCCTTCATCGCGCCGCAGTTCTGCAACAAGCTGGGCTTCGTTATCTGGACTCATTCGCCACCTCTTTGCCCGTTGTTGCGGATCAGATAGAACCCTTGCAGGCCGATATAGACGATCGTCGCGGCAGCGACATACCAGTTGATGTCATGGCTTTGCAGCCACAGCCACCAGTTCGCCCCGATCGGGGGAACCGCCTTTACAGCGCTCGCTGCGATCTCTTTCATTTGATTCCCCGTATTGGTCTGCATCATTTTTGGTTACGTCACATCGCCATTGCCATAACAAACGACCGACACAAGCGCGAAGTCAGTTAGCGCCTGAGCCGGGTTCAGCGTCTGGATACGAACGTTAGCGGCGCCGGGAGAGAAGATCACAGGGAAACAGGCACCGTTCACGTTGATGCTGACGGGATAATTAATGCTCGGCCCTTGCTTCTCAAACGTGATCGTGTAATCACCAGGTCCGTTCTTTGTGATCGCACTGATGTTGTACTTTTTGATCGGTGTAGGAGATGCCGCCGTGCCGTCGAATGTCACGTAGGCGGATGCCATAGCGGCACCGGTTTTGTTCGGTCCGATATATACGGGCTTCTCGGTGTTCGATCCGTACATGTTGCCAAGGTCGGTGACGTCATACACTGATCCACCAGACGGATTCACTTGCACGTACAGCCGGCCAAAGCTAGGCGTGTAACTACCGAAACCGTTGAAGCCGTTTCCGATGAGCGTCAATTGCACCTTATTCGCAGCACCGATATCCGCGCGTACGTTGTTGGCAACGCAACTTGCGTTGCTCAATCGATTGAACGTGCAGCCTTGCGCCAACAATGACGTCGAACCGTCCGACCCGTTCCCCGCAGTGAACCAGATGTCAGCGTTGCCTTCGTTCGCCTCGAAGTACGTCCCGATGAATGACGCGCATGCGGCGCCCGCCAGCCCCGGCGAACTAATATTCGCAAACACGCCAACACCATAGCGGTTGGCAGCACCACCACCGACACCATTGCCTTGAACAGAGCCGCCGAGGAACACGCAAGTAACCGGGTCGCCCAGGTTCACACCGAAATTCAGATTCGAAATGATGTGGCAGCCAGAGAAATTGATCGCGTTAGGCTGCGAAAAATCGTTAAACGCGAGAACGATGCCGCCACCATTCGCGCCGATGACGGTGTCGTTGATCGTGCTTTGCAGGACGTCCGTTCCAGATATGCCGGTCCCAAACACTTGAACCAGCACCTTGTTAAGCGTGAGCGCGGATGCGTGTTGAATGGTCAAGCCAGTGCCCGCGCTTTGGCTGACTCCGAGAAAGCGCATTTGCTCGATGGACAGATATGCATTCATCGCGTTAGGCTGACCGCCCTTATACGTAAGTGCGGAGCCTGTGCCGGTGTAGAAGATTTCTGTCGCCCCCTGGCCGGATCCAAGAAGTCGCCCATGCTTGATCGAATTGTCGAATACCGCGCTCTGATCGAGCAGAAGTCCCGCCCCCGAAACAAGGTACTTTCCGGCTGGGAAATTCAGCGTGCCGCCGTTTTGTGCAAGCCACGTAAGCGCTGCATTGATCGATGCCGTGTCATCCGTTACTCCATCACCGCGGGCCCCGAAAGCCGGATCTTTTACGCTTACGATATCGTTAATGCGGTTATATAGCTTCGACCCTATGACCAGTGAGGAATCTCCAACAGATTGGGGAGCCAACTTGTCGGCCGTCACTGCATCATCAGCAAGCTTGGGCGTCGTTACTGCGCCATCTTTGATCGACGATGTGGAAACCGTATCGTCACTAGGTGCGCCGATGATCCGGGCAGCGCCGCCGCGTATATATACGTTCTGTACGCCTAAAGGAATTGGCGAAATGAAGGTCAGGCCGAAACCGATCAGCGTGTATTGATCCGGTCCCTGAAACGTACCGTCGAAGAAGACCTCGATGTTGTCGGCAGAATAATACTGATTCGCGAGCGTCAGAGAAAACGTCGTGCCGGCCACGAATGTCGGCAGCCCGCCAGGATTCGGCAGGATGCTCGAAACGAACGTCTCGACCTTAGCATCCGCGGCGAGCTGCGCAATATTGTCCTGCGTGACATAGCGGCCGTCCAGCACCGAGATCGGAAGCGCCCGCGTTACCCCGTTGGCGTTCTGCCAAAGCGGAAGCTTGTCGTCAGAGCTAACCGACGAGGCCACCGAAAGGTCATTAATTGTTGTCATGCCGTGTGTTCCGCGATTGGTCCGTATTTCCCCGCTACGAGATCCGCGTAGATTTCGCGTCCGTAGTCCATAACGTCTTCAGGCGAAGCGTTGAATTTCACCGCGGTCGTGCCGAGTGTTTCGAAAACGACATCGACGACGACCGTCGTGTGAGCGGCATCAGCCCATTTCGGATTTGCCACGCTGGTATATGCGCTCATGCTGTTCTCACCCACATGGAAACGCCGGTTGAGCCCACGCCAGTGACGATTGCCGACCACGTGCCGGGATCGCCCGGCGCGGCCCCGGTCGTGAGCGTCAGGCCGCCGACCGCCTTGGTCTGGAATATCGTCGCCATGCGCGGCGACATCTTGGCCGCCAGGTTGGCGTCGGTCGCTGCCTGCTGGCCGTTGATGTTCAGCTGGGGGCCACCGATCAGGTTGTAATTCGTGCCGTCGTACGTCAGGCCCTTGGATTCGTCCGTCGAGAGGAATGCGCGCCCGTTCTGCGCAATCAGGTCGCCAACGGATCGGATATCGCTGTCAGCAGTGATGCCGCCCACAGCCGAGACGTTCACCTTGCCCAAGACGACTGAGCCGTCAGCGCTGACTATTCGCAGTTGAATACCGCCCGCGCCAGTGCCTTTGTTGCACGTCAGGAAAGCAGTACCGGCTGCGTCATCGTTCCAGCTCATCCACGCACCCGGCGTGGCGTCGCCCTGCGTACCAGCCGTTGCTGCCGCAGATGCATGCACCCACTGTGCGTTCACGAACTGAAGCCCGAGTTTGTAGCGCGTACCGTCATTTCCGACGACGACCGATGGAACAGCTTGTGGAGTGGTCTGGTCGCTCTGGTCGGCAACGAACATGCCGAAGTCCTTGACCCACACCTGATTCGTCGCGGCACCTGACCGGCTCTGGAGTTCGGCAATGCTGCCCGCGCTCTGAACCGACGAGGTATTGAGCGACGTGAAGATCGGATCGGTTTCGTTCAGCGATGCATAGACGAGCCGGCCAGCGGCGTCCAGGATCGTGATCGAGTACGGAATCGGACAGAACATGTGCACGAGCGCGCCGGCCGCTGTGGCGTGGCCGTGGACTGTTCGAACGGGCTGCTGAAGGACGACAAGACCGGCCACGTCAGAAGTGACGACGGCCGGATAGGCAACGGGATCGAGACCGGCCTGACCGATGTAGACGGAGCCGGATTGAAGCGGATCCCCGTAGAGATCCGTGAAAAATGGAAGCGCGCGCGCCTCGCTGGTAGTCGCCATATTGCTCTCCCCGATATAAGCAGAGCGCCCCGAAGGGCGCCCGGATTTGCCTGCTTACGTCTGGTTAAAGAGCATGATCCCGGCCATCTCAGGATTTGTGACCGAAACGCCATAGAACGCATCGACCCGGTACAGAGACTTGTACGTTTCGATGTGCGCCTGTTTGGTCATCACGATCTCGATGCCCTGCTCGGTCGTGCCGCGCATCACTGCGAGGCCTTGGTCCGAGGGAACAGCCAGGCGACCCGGCAGGATTTCGACCGCTTCTTTCTTCCAGAAGCAGTTCACGCCGGTCGTGACCGTATTCAGCCAGGTGATTGCGGCGCCCGATGCAGGCGTTGCGGTGCAGTTCTGGTAAGCCAGCTCTGCATCCGTGGCGCCCTGGCCCGAGATGATCGCCGGGGCGATCGTCACGGTACCGGTGCCGCCCGCGCCGGAGACGATGGCGACGATACGGAACGTCTTGAGCTGGCCGGTATCGACCTTAGTGATCGGGTGGACGTTGTTCACGCCAGCGATCGTGAAGGCGTCGCCAACCTTGACCGTGCCCGACGTGACGGTGATCGCCAGCGCCTGAATCCGGTTATCGACGTTCGACTGAAGCGGGCCGCTCGGGCTCGCTGCCAGCGCCTTCGGGGTCGTGAACTGGTTTGCGCCGTTGACCGTAACCGTGACACCAGCCGCAGCCGTCAGGCGCGAGATGTAATCAGCCTTCAGCACGCGCTCGAAGCCAGCCACCTGGCGGCCAACGGTTGCCATTTCGTACGCGTCCGCGGCCTTCTGGCCTTCGATGATGTACGCACGGCTGGCGAGGTTGCCGGCCATTGCGTTGTAATCGCGCGAACCGAACACGGAGAAGCGGTTGCCGTAGTCGATGCCCGATTCATTCATCAGCGCATCAGCTTGCGCAATGTCGTCGAAGCCGGTCGCGGCAACGGTACGCTTCACAACCAGCGTGCCGAGCGTCGAAACGGAATTGACGACTGCCAGGTTGATATCCGACGCGATCTTCTGCTTGGCGGCGTCACCAAGGCGGTTTTCTTGCAGTGCATCGCGCAGTTCAGTTGCGTCCATCGTCCACGGCGACGAGCGGATCGTGTCGATCGAGGCCGGAATGGTGAGCTGCGTCTTGCCAACGAAGTTGGCAGTCTGGTCGAGGCCCGAGAACGAGCGGGCGATGTACGGCATCGGGCGGCGGATCATATCGCCAGCGCGGGCCATCATGGTCTGATCGTTCTGGAACACGGTGACGGCTTTCGACATGACCAACTGGTCATGAAAGCCTTCGAGGAGACGTTCGAAAGCGACGCGTTCTTCCTTGCTGAAGGAGTTCGCGGTCGAGAGAAAAGGTGCGCTCGGGGGATTCGACATGGTGTGCAATCCTAAATAAGAGACGAAAAATGAATGGCCACGCGGGCCACAGATTTCGCATCCAGCCAGGACTGACGCCATGAGCGTCGATGGTGCTGAGATACGTAAAGCTAGTTGTCGAAGCGCGTAAGGAATGTCTCTTATGCGCTTCGACCAACAATTGCGCTAATGCTACTACTTTCGGTTATGTCAATCAAGTAGTGCTAAGCAATAGGCACACTATTTCGTGGCCATCTGTTTCTTGTAGGCGACGACTTTGGAGTAGTCGCCGGTGCGCGCCGCTTCGTCGCGGAGCTTTTCCAGTTGCGATCCCGATGCGCTGTGCCCGGTGGCACTGCGTTCGGACGATACGCGCGGCTCGGGCGCCGGCCGGGTGGTTTTGCGTGCAGACAAGGCAATCTCCAATTTGGCAACGGCCACAGTAAACTTTACCGGGTCAGTGATGTGCGACAGTTCGATCAGTTTCGCGGGAGACTTGGACAGCGCGTAGACCAGTGCGGCCGGATCGTCGGCGCCGCGCATCAGCAGGCCCGATTGCGTCTGGTTCAGCATCGCGCCGACTTCGGCTTCGGATTCCTGAAAGTCGCTGACGCCGAGCGCATCAGCACGTGTCTTGTACGACTTCTTGAAGTTCTCGATCTCGTCCTGCTGCTTGCGCTGCTCGTCGAGCTTCTGGCGGTCCGCGGCATCCATCGCGGCCTTCTGTTCCATCCAGTTGTCGTAAGCCTCGGAGAACCGCGTTTCGTCGTAATCGTACTGGTCGAGCGTCGGCTTGGCGCCGAGCGTCGGCGCGGGCTTCGGCAGTTGCGCGCGGACTTCTTCCAGTTCGCGTTCGAGGCGCCGCTTGTCTTTCAGCGCGCCGTTCGCCATCTTCCGGATTTCCTGGAAGGTGCGGCTTTCGCGCGGCTGGCCTTCTTCGCCGGCCGGCACTTCTGCTTCGCCACCCGGCTCCTGGATTCCCTCACCTTCCCCGCTCGGCAAGAGTTCTTCGGCGTCTTCAAAGAGAACCGGCGCGGGCGCGGCGCTCTGCGTTTCCGGGTCGATCTGCGTTTCGTCTAGCTGGTCCATTCGCTCACCTTTTGTTGGCGGAAGTTTGTAGTTTGCAACAAATGTAGTATACGGCGAAAATTACCCCTGGTAGTGCAAAATACCTCTAACATACACACATGGACCGCCTTCAAATTCACCTTCCCAAACCGATGCTTACGCGGCTGAAGGAAATTGCTGAAAAGCGCGACTACTCGGTCGCTGAAATTATCCGTTCAATAATCGAGAAGCATCTCGACGAGAACGAGGAAAAGGAAAAACCATGTGGCTAATAATCACCATCTGGGCCTGCATTGCCAGTGCATTCCTGATGCCGCCCACGTTCACCATGATTCTGTTCTTCTGTCTCGCCGCCGCGCGCGTCCTGTTTCTCACGCACGGATCGCTGATTGACGCCGTAGCCGAGACCGGCGCGGAAACGGTGCAGATCGCGCGGGACATTCGCCGCAACGGCTTGACCGTGCTGAAAACTGTTCTTGGATGGATTACCGCTATCGCCGTGTGGTTTGCGATTGTCGTTTACTTTCACATCTCTTTCTAATATGCGCCACTTCCGCATCATTAAAGACAATATGGACGTGAGCGCACTGGCACTCGCCGTCGCGATGGAGCCGTCACGCTGGGAAGCAGACGATTTCCTGCGCAAGTATCCGCAAGGCCCGTTTGGCGATACCGACACGATCATGCTGCGCTTTCCAGAGATCGCCACCGGCCTGACCGATGAGCAGATCGAGCTGTACAAGCAGAACATGCTTCCCGGCTACGATCAGCACGAGTCGATCTGCTGGCCGGCGTGGGATCAGTTGCCGCAAGCGCACGGCTTTGTGTTCGACCTCGCACAGTTCACGCGCGCGACGCGCATAGGCCGCGTTCTCATCAACCGGATCAAGCCGGGCGGACGTATTTTCCGCCATGCCGACACCCCGGAACACGTGCGCTACTGGCGCCGCTTCCACCTGGTGCTACAGGGCCAACCCGGCGCCGTGATCTACTGCGGCGAGGAAAAGGACGGCAGCAAGGACGAGGCTATGCAGATGTTGACGGGCCGGTTGTTCTGGTTCCGCAATGAACTGGATCATGAGGTGCGGAATGAGTCATCTATCGACCGCATTTCGATGGTGATAGACTTGCACGTGTGAAAGCGTATGCGTTTTCAAGTGTGCAGTTCGATTCTGCTCGCTCACCGAGCCTTGGCGGCCTACTCGGATCATAACGGGTGACGTGGTGAGAGTGTTGACCGCGGTCGGCACACTTGAGAGCGAATGCGCAGGCTGATGCGCTAAGCGAGTGTCCATTCGGGACTGGATTCTGAGCCGGAGATCAGCACCGGCCGCTCTTACATTTTCCTGTGGCCGGGATTATTTCGTACTTATCACCCGAAATTGACGCGCCGGAAAGACGGCGATTTACCTGCTTACATTGCCCCAATGGTTCACGGTCGGAATGACCTTCACGCGCGAGGCCAGATCGGCCTGCTTCGCCACTCGCTCTGCCGCAGATTTGAAATGCCCCATCGCAATAGCGGTATAGCGGAAACTGTCCGCGGCATGTGAATGCTCGTCGTGCTGCGGATGCCCTGCTTTGTTCCGCGTGTACCGCCTCAGATGCTCAAGCAGCACATTGCATCCGTTGTCGTCCGAGATAAACGCGTTCTTCAGCGCCGCGCGCGTGTTCTGTATGCCTGTCTCGACCGGAAGGGACGGCACAATCTGCACATTCCACCCATATGACTTCATGAGCGCTTCCGACGACATGCCGGTGTGCAGGGAGCGCGCGCGGCCATCATGTGGCAGCCATATCGTGACATGGCCCCAGCCGTTCTGGCGCAGCCAGTCGCTGTAATCCTTCAGCGCGAGGCCGTGATCTTCATGGAATGCCAGCACGCGCAACCCGCTGATGTCTGCCTGAGCAATGGTGATCGAGGTAAGGTCGGCCACGCCCAGGTCGAAGATCGCATGCGTCGTGAGCGCCGGATCTTCGGCAATCGGCCGGATACGGTTGTTCACAGATAGCGCGTGCATTTCCGTCCGGTAGATTGCACCGGATGCGGCCGACAGCGGTACACCTTCCCAAATATGGTCATATCGATCGGGATCGTCAGCTTGGGAGCGCAGCCGCTCTGCCTCAAGCGCGCTGTTCCAGAACGGATTGCGGTTCCAGTTGACCTGAATCACGCGTGCGTTGGCTGGCGGCTTCTCAATGAACGTCGTGTAGACCGGATCGGTGTCAAGTTCTGGATTCATCGTCATCCAGATCTCGGACGTTTCCTTGCGGATCGTCGGCAGCAGCAGATCAAGCGAGCGCTGTGACAGCGCTTGCGCTTCTTCCACCCACACGATATCGATGTTGTCGAGCGACTTGATCGAGTCCGCAGTGATATCGCTCAGCCCGCGAAAGATGAACTTGCTGCCGTTCGTACCGTTGATCTCTGACTTCTGGATATCGTAAAACGAGCCCGCGAGGTCCATCGCCCGAATGCGCGACTCAAGCATCGACTTGACCGATTCCTGAATCGACTGCTGAATCTCGCGGCAGCACAGGATACGTAGCGGTGTCGCCGCCGCCCGGATCGGGAGGGCTGTGCCGACAGACATGGACTTCGCAGAGCCGCGCCCACCGTGAAATACGGTATAGCGCGGCCCCTGCGTCAGCAGGCATTCGGCCCAGTCAGGTAGCGAGACTTCACTCATCGGCCGACAGCAGGCCGATTAGACGCATGGATCGGCGCTTGCGGCGGCGGCGCTTGGTTTCCTGAAGTCAACTGTTGCGCGGTCGGATCAGGCTGAACCTGCTGCACACCGTGGAGCGGATTGATGCCCGGCGACGGCGCTGCGTTGCCGCTCGCAATGGCTGCGTTCACCTTGCCGTCAAGTGGATGCTGCGGCTGGCTCCCGGCGATCTGCTCGGCGGTCCCCTGAACGTTCCCCTGCATGCCTTGCAGCATGGAAATAATCGTCGAGAGTTGCGAGGCGTTCGTCTGCGAGACAGCCTGCGCGGCCTTAGCCTGGTTGAGTTCAGCAGCAGACAGAGACTGCACAGCCGACGCCTGATTCTTCGTGGCGTTGGCATCGGACTCGCGCGCCTGAGCCATCAGCGCAACCGTGGCGGCGTCTGGCGGTGCATTTGCGGCTTGCTGCTGTGCCTCGGCCAATTGCTGCGCCTCCTCGTCGGTCGGCTTGACGACGCCAGCCTGCACCAGTTGCTTGCGCGAGTACGCCGACAGATCCTGCATTCCCTCACCGTCGAGGTTCTGGATCAACGTGTTCATGACGAGTTGCGCCATCTGCGGATCGGTCACGCCAGGCAGCAACTTGATGAGCGTGTTGACCGTCGCATCCTTGCGGCTATTGAACGCGGGCCCGACGTCAACGAACACGTCGAGGCCCGGCGTGAAGCAGCGCGTAATGATCGGCTCGCCATCAGCATTGAGAGACGGAACGTTGATCTTCGTCGTCTCCGACGTGTTATCTTCGCCGACTGCAGCAAACTGCCGGTTGTCCTCGACGTATACCTCGCACGCCATCGACATGTAAATCTTGCCGCAGCGCTCCAGTGCGCGCGCCATGTTGTCGATGAAGATGTAGACCTGCATATCCTGCTGGGACTGCACGCGGCTCACTAGCGCATCAGACGTGTTCGAATTAACGTGTTCGGCCGCCAGGTCGCCACCAGTGACGTCCAGCATGTCGGCTGCAGTGATCTGCACCAGACCGGCCAGCGCGGGCGGTACGTCGGGCTGCTTGATCATGCCGACTGGACCGGATACGGTGGATGAGCCATCCGCGCCGGTGATCGGGTTGATCAGCAGGTACGGATTGTTCGCGACAAGGTCGCCGGCCCACGTCAACTCATGCCCCGCCATCTGCTCAGGCGTGAAGATCGGCTTCTCGCGCGGCGTGAATGCGGTGATATCCGCCAGCGTACTGATCTGCATGTTGTACAGGCGCTGGGAGTCCTTGGCGAGCCGCACGGCGCCCTGGAAGCGCTCGATACCGTCGATAATCTGGCGGATGCCGAACACGACGACGATCGGAATCTCGCTGCCGGCGATGTAGCCGCAGTCTTTCAGGATGCCCGAGCCGTCGAGGAAATACTTACGCACGCGCTTGCGGTTGCGCTTGCCCGTGCGGACCTTGACGTATCCGACCGACTTCCAATGGTCTTCCTGCTCGGCGGCATCTTCGCGCGACTCAGCATCGAGCCCGGCATAGACCTTTTCTTCCTGCCCGGAATGCGGCTCGCGCCATACGGAATATGGCTCGGTCTTTTTCTCGACTTCATAGTACTCGCCGATGTACACGGCATCATTCGAGAACCAGTCGAACTGTTTCAGCGAGCGAACCTGTTTGAAGCTCGACGGCCGTTCTGTGAGCTGCACGGCGTCGTCCAGATACTCGGTCGTGTACGTATCCCAGCTGATCGGGTTCAGCACGACACACCACTTCGCATCCGATTTGTCGAGCTTGCGGCTGTCAGAATCGAAGAACACGCTGATATCGGCGTCGTTGATCGGCTCGAAGCAGATTCGCTGCGGCGTGTCGTCGTCGAGATCGGTCTCGGCTCGATAGTCGTAATCGTTCGTCAACCGCCATGCACCGATGCCACCGGCCACAGCTTCTTCGAACGCTGATACATAGACGTCCTGCGCGCCGCTGTATTGCTCGTCGGAGCGGTAGACGATGCGCAGCGCGTCGAGGTCATCCTGGCGGCTGTCATCATCGCTTGACCGGAAATTGACCGTCATCGCATTGGCGCGATACTCCGAAACGATGCGTCGGACTGCTTTTTGAACTTTGTTGACGACGAATCTGGGGCGATTATTAAATTGGGCACCCAATCCTCCCTCCCACATAGCCCCATCAACGAATGCGAAGCGCCGATCCTCTAGCGAAGCGAGCCGAACCTGCTGTTGTGGGGCGTACGCACGATCAAATCGATTGGTTGCGCGCTCCCAGACCTTCCCGAGGCGATCCTGCTTTTCTTCTTTGGTCAGAGCCATAGTGCCCACTTCCTTTCGATGGGTTCGAATTTGCGTCGCTCAAACAGCGGTGCGGCCGGGAAAGCCAGTTTCTCGCCTGCCATGAAACACTTCACCCCGCGCCGCTTCAGCTCGTTCTCGGTCGCCTCGAACAGTTGCAGGCCGATCATGGCGCCGCGGCGATCCGGTTTGCAGAAAAAGATGTCGCCGATTCCTTCCAGACAGTCGAGGTAATGGATGCTCGGCCGCACGAACACGACGAAATACGCGACGATCTGGCCTTCGAGCCGACCAATCATCATCATCAGTTGATCGGCATCCTGCATCGCCTTGTACAGCGCGACATTCGGCTTCAGGTCATAACCCATCTGCTTATGGATGCTGATCTCGTCGTAATGCTCGTGCAGCAGCGGCAACAGTTCCGCGTACACGTCCTGAAATCGCTCGACTGCAAAGGCCGGTGTGTTCATGTGTAGTCCTAACGGCGACTGTTAAACTGATTTGCGGTCGCGGCGCCTGCTACGAAGCCCGCTTTGGCGCTCAACTGCTCGACAAACAGACGGCGCGCAGCGAGTGACTGATAGTTGCGCAACGCCGCTGCCAGGAGTTTACCGTTGGATAGCAGTTTTGCCGCATTTTCTGTCGTAATCGCTGAAACTTTCTGCGTGACGGTCCGCGTCAGGGCTCCGCTGATCGCTCCGGCCGCCATGCCGCCGATAGCACCGACCGGCCCGAATGCAGTTCCGACACCGCCAGCAATCAGGCCTTGCACTGCTGAATCCTTCAGTGCAGAGCCGAGATTGGCGCTAAAGCGCTTTACCGCGCTCTGGTTCTGAAACGTATCGCTGCCGTTGATCTTGCCAGTCTTGGCGTAGCTCGTCGTCTGGTTGAGCAGATCATCGCCGACCCTATCGAACTTGCTGGCGTCTGCCGAAGACATGTAGGGCGAATACTTATCAGCCGTCGAGCGGAACTGGTTGCGGTTGAACTCGGTTTTCCCTGCGGCGTTCTTGTTGCGTTCTGCGACTTCGCCCATCGCAAGCTCGCGCGCACGCTGCTGGCGCAATGCAACGGCCTTCGCGCGGTCGGCCGCCTCCATATCCGGAAGCATCTTGTCGATGGCGCGCAGCCCGGCCGGCGAGTCGGCGTTTTGGAGCGCCTCCTGAGCTTGCGCGAGCGCCGTCTGGCTGGTGCGCTGCGATTCGATCGTGGCCACGGTCTGCGCATGCGAGCCGTGCAGTTCCTTGTACGATGGCGATTGAGCATCCAGCACCTTCTGGAATTCGGCATGCGCGGCCGCGTGCTTCTCGCTCGATCCAAGCGCGCGACGGATGAACTCCTGACCTTCGGCCGGCAAGCCGGTCAGGTCAGTCTTGTTTTGCAGATGGCGCGCGAGTTCGGTCAGGGCGTCGATCGTATCGCTCGGCACCTTGTCGGCCGCACGTGCGCCGGGCTTCATTTGCTCGGTCTTGACGCTATTGATCGCGTTCACGAGCTTGCCCGGATCGACTTCACCGCTCACCGGATCGACAGCGCCATACAACCGGCTCTGCACCGACTGCATGGCGTCGATCGGCGCGGATGCCTGTTTGAAGTTGTCCAGATAGTTCTGGAATCCCGGCGCGGCCTTCTCCAGTTGCTTATCTAGCACTTCCTTGACGCGCAGCAGTTCGCGCGAGGCCTGCACGCCGGCAGGATTCGCGGTCGCCATCTTCGGATCGACCATGTCATCGATGCCCTTGCGGATCGAGTCATAGAGCGTCTGAGCGTCCGTGATCGGCGCGCCATCGTTGTCGATAATGCCGCGGAGATTGTTCAGCGATTGAGCGACAGCCGGCCGCTTGCCGCTCGGGCCAGCCAGAATGCTATCGATCGTATTCAGGACCGGTGTAGGATTCGCGGGCTTGGCGTTCTGGAAAATCTGCTCAAGATCCTGCGATGCCTGCGTGCTGCGCGCGGCCTTTAGCGCATCCAGTTGCTCAGGCGTGCCAATAACCTGCTTCAGCGTATTGCCGGCGTCTGCCTGCCGCGCCTTCTGCAAGTCATCAAACACGGTCGAACCTTCATCCCGCGCCATGCGCTGTGCGAGCTTAACCGGCGCCTCGAACTGCGGCGTCTGGAGCTTCTGTGCGACGTCGGGCGCGATCGGCTGCACTTCGGCCTGACCTTTTGAGGCCAGCGCATCGCTGTGCTGTGCTGCGGCCTCGGCTGCCTGATCTGCGGCCTGTGGATTCGCGGGAGTGCCGGGATTCGCCGGCGTGCCCTGCTGTGCCAATTGACGCGCGATTGCTTCGTCATTCTCTGCGCTGGCATTGGCGAACGTCGATGGATTGGCGTTCGTGCTGGCCTTCTGCACGGTCGTCACGTTGGCATCGTTCGCGAGCTCGGCAGCGGTCGGCGTGTAGCCAGGAGTCTGCGGCGCGGGTGCAGTCTCAAGTTTCGTCGCTAGCTGTTCCGGAGTGTTGCCGGATGCCTGCGCGATGTCGGCGGCCACGTGCGCGTCAGTTGCATTTCCGGCTGCTGACACCTGAGTCGCCACAGACGGCGTGCTGCCAAACATGCCTTGAATCTTGGCGATGCCCTTGGCAATTGTCGGATTCTCGGCAAGCGCTGAAATGCCTTTGCCGATCACCTTGCCGACGCCCAAGCCTACCGCGCCAGCGCCAGCTCCGACAGCAGCATCACGCGCGATCTCGGCGCCGGATTTGTTGTCAGCGATTGCCGGTACTGCGCCAGCGACAGCGCCACCTGCGACAGCAGTCGGCAATGAAGCGCCACCGGCCGCCACATACGGAGCAGCCGAGCCGACGACGCCAGCGATCTTGCCCGGCAGACTGCCGCTCGTATCGCGCGCGACCTTCTCATTGATCTGGTTGCGAGCATTGACTGCCTGATTGGCGAAGTCGTCAGCACCGACCAGCCTGCCACCGGCCGCAGCGATATCCAGCAGACTGCCAGCGACACCGCCGACGCCCTTCTCTGCGATGTCGCCAATGGTCGAGCCGCTTTGCGCCGGCGCAACTCGCGTATCCGGTCCGGAAGGAAGTTGTGTGTCAGATGCAACGCCGCCAAGCGGGTTCCAACTGCTTGTCGCATCAGGAGCGGGCGCCTGCGTGCCTTGCGGCATGACGAGTGAGCCGTCTGCGAGCCCCTGCTTGATCGTCGCCTGTTGATCGGGCGTGAGTGTGCCATTCTGCATCGCCGCGAGCGTTTGCGGGCCGATTGGCTTGGGGGTGGTGCTCGGATTGGCCTGATTTTGAGTCGGAGCCGCTCCAGCATTGGGTTGATCCGTGGTGCCCGACGGCCGCACGAGTTGCGACGGATCAACCGGAATCTTCCCCGCTTTCACGCGCGCGTCAACCGCATCCATATCAGCAGGCGACAGACGGCCACTGTTGTAGTCGGCCACGATCTGATTGTTGACGCCAGCACCTGGCGCGACGGCAGGCTGAGTCGGCGCGACACTCTGCGTCGGCTGCTGCTGCGGCGCCGTATCGGTTCCGACCACCGAAGGATCGAGGCCATATGATGCAGCGCTCGGCAAAGGAGCGGCAGGCTTCGGCTCAGCCTGCGGAGCATCTTGCCCACCGCTGCCAGTGAAGTGCGACATCACGCGATTCGTGTACGCGCGCGTCTGACCGCCCCAGTTCGCCGGGTCCGTACCGCCGATGTATTGTGTCACCGCGCCGGCCGCGCTGCCTGTGCGCTGGATGCCTTCTTTCAGCAGATAGGCAGCGCCAAGCGCGGCCGCTTCAGGTGATGCCGATGGATCGATGCCGTACTTCTTGATGATGGCAGCGCGCGTCGTCGGCGTAATCTGGTACGGCGTGGTCGCGCCCGCGCTGCTCACCTGATTGGCGTTCGACTTCTCGCCGGCGACACGGATGCTCGTCAGCAAGCCAGGAGGAATGCCGGCCGCCTCAGAAGCAGCCTGATCGGCCGCCGCGTAGACGGGGTCACGAAACGATACCGGAAAGGTTTGATTGCTCATTGCGTCGGATCGAAAGATTGAGCACCCGGCGCCGTGTAATAGCTCGGCGCGACCTTTTTAGCGAACTGCGTGAAGCTATCACCAGACTTGACGAACGAGGCACCGTTAGGCGTCTGGATCGTCATGTCGCGGTAAGCAGGCCCGAACGAGCCGTTATTGCTACGCGCCCAATCGCCGCGCGCATTCGACCATGCCGCCTTGGATGCGAGGAACTTCTGACGCGCTTGCAGGTACGATGCCCACGCCTGCGGACTGTCGGTGATCTGCGGTACGTTCTGCACCGCGCGCGCCGTCGAAGCATCCGTGAAGTTGCCGTTGACCATGCTCGCGGTCTCGGCCTGCGTGACGAGGCTCGACGCTTCCTGCCGCAACTGTTGCAGCTTCGACGTGTCGCCAGTCCAGCGCCGTCCAGCCTGATCCCATGTCGCGCCGAGCAAGCCGCTTGTGCCGCCGTTCTGGATCGTACTGAAGGCGTTTGCAAGCTCACCAGATTGGGCGGACAACTGCTCGTTGCTCTGGCCGGCCGTGTATTCCGGCTGAGCCGCAGCGATTGCGGCGGGAGGCGCGGTGATCTGCTGATTGACTAGACCGGTCTGCGCCGTCGTCAGGCCTGTTCCTGCATTCGTCGCGTTGACTCCCGCTTGGGCTTGCGCCGGAGCATAGGCGGCCTGAGTTCCAGCCACAGAAGCACCAGCGTTTGCCGCTGCGACTGTTGCCGGGACTGTTGCTTGCGCCACCACCGCGCCAGCTTGGGATTTCTGGTTCGCATACAGATCCTGTGCAGAGTTCGCGCTGCCGGCGTTCAGGATGCTCGACGCGAGCTGCTTGGCGCCTTCAGGGTTCTTGTTGATTAGCGCTTCGAACGATCGAGTCTGCGCGGCGCCGGCCTTATCGCCTGCGTTCTCCTGACGCACCGCGCGCTGTTCGAGCAGATCGAGCGCTCCAGGAACATCGTTCGCCTGCAACCTGGCTTGCATGCCGGCCACAGTCGCGACAGCATCAGACGACATGCGCTGCCGGATGTTCGCCCAATTCGTCTGCTGCTGATTCGTGTTGGCGTTGACCGCGCCGGCGAACTCCGGATACTTCTGCGCGAGTGCTTGCCAGTCAGCGGAAGTGGCGCTCGGATTGCTCGACAGCGCCGCGGATTCCATCTGGAAAGCCTGCTGGCGCTGATTGTTGTTGACCTGAAGGCCGGCGTTCGACACAGCAGCCGTATTCCCGGCGTTCGTCGCCTGGATCCGTCCCGGAATCGTCGCGTCATTGAACCCGAGTTGCTGGCCGGTTAGGGCATCATTGCCCAACTGCGTGTCGATGCCCTTGCCGATGTTCGAGAAATCGATGAGATCGGCCATTTAGGTCCCCGTGAAGTAGATCGGGTTGCCGGCATCGGTCGTCCCGTATGTCGGATTGTTTGCGCTGCTGGTCTGGGCATACCGGTTGATGCCCTGCGTGATCGAGCCAATCCCCGAGTTGAACGAGTTCGACAGCGAGCCGGCAAGTGCCGTCTGAGCGTTGGCCGACTGATTATTTGCGTTGGTCACGCCGATCTGAGCCGCATTGTTCGCCGCCTGCTGGCCGCTGATCGCATTCAGACCATTGCTCATCAACTGACCATAGCCAGCGAGGCGCTGCGTGATGAGACCGTTGAGCGTGCCAATAGACGTGTTGGCAAGCGTGTTGCTCGTGTTCGAACCGCGCAGTCCGCCAGTAGCCGAGGCATTCGCAAGAATGTTCTGGTTCCCAGTCTGCATCAAACCCTGGAACTGGGCGCCGTTCTTGATATCGCCGATCGCCTGATTCTGTGCGTCCGCACCGTTTGAGCCGAGCAAGTCTCCATACGCTGTCACGCCCTGCTGACCGGCCGCAAGGTATGGCGAAATGTTCTTCTGCTGGTCAGCATACTGCTGCTCGCTGAACTGAAGGCTGTTCTGCGCAGACTGTTGCTGCGCATCGGCAGCGCTGCCAGCCGCACTGGCCGACATTGCCGAGCTTGCGACTCCGCCGACGACGGCAGCCGCTCCTACCGCTGCTGCAACCATGGTTCACCCCAAAGAAGATTCATAGCAACCTGAAAGAAAATATGTCCCTGCATCCAATGCCGCGCCGTCGTAACGGCTCAATGTCAATACCGACGAGTTCGGACCGACTACGCCCGAAGCCA